ATTTGAGCACTAGCAATCCAATTCCGTACCGCTTCACGGACAGTTGCTCTTGACACTATCTAATCCTACGATAAGGCTTTAGTAAATCCATGGCCATAGCCATGTCGTTACCAATATTTTGCTCCAAATTACCAGTTGAACCTGAGTTTGGTAATGTACCAACAGACATAGTTAAACTACTATCTCCACGAACTTTAAGCATCGCAGTTGTAGCAAGAATTGTAGCCTCTTTAATTGCTGGTGGCAAAGCAGATATAGATACACCTGCATCATGAGAATAAATCAATGGTGAAACAAGTGGTACCGTTGTGGTACCAAATGTATATGTGCTTGCTACTGTTACATTTTCTGTGTTAATACCATCATAAATTCTTAGGTTTAATCCTGCGGTTATGCCAACTCCATTTTTTACTGTTAAAGTAGATTGTGTAGCAACTGCGGTAACAATTAAATCATTTGCAAAGCCATTGACATATGTATATTTTAGATAAACTGGAATACCGCTATTGTAAGCAGTGCCAAATTGTAATGGTCCTTGTGAAGTAAACAACGAACCCATCTGTGCATATGGGAAAAGTATCTGTGAATTTTCTATCCAAGCGGATGACACATCAGTTACCGCATATAGATTAGTAGAAGGATTGCCATACTCTAAAGCGGTCAATGCTATAACTGGGCTGTAACGAGGATGCCACTTGATATAGCCATCTGGACTAATTCTGGAACGTTGTGTTTCGGTTTCGTATGTTGCGCCTAAAACTTGATTGCAATATGTATCTACCCATGAAGAAGCACGAGCAATAACATTGGCTAATTCGTTGTCTTGTGCAACTGGGTCGCTGGAATTAAAGACTAAGTTATCAATATCAATTGCTGTTGGTGCGTTTTTATACTCTTGGAGAGTCAAATAAGGTGTGGAAAATTGGTTGGTGGTGGGGTTAATTGCCGCTGGCATCCGTTCCATCCATTTCTACTCGACTATTCTCATGTCCACATCTGGAACATTTCTTAAACCAACTGCCGAATCCGCAACTGGTACATGGATAACCACCGCTTGTGGCTACTCCATTTAATCCTGCTTCGCCTAAGCCTTCGTATTTCATTTGTTTGGCATGTTTTGGGTTTTCAACATTTATTAACCCATCTCTACCAGCACGATAAACTTTTGTGCCTCGCTCTGTTTTTACTGCTACTTCCTTTAATCCTTGCGGTGGAATTATTCTTGCCATTTTGCCCTCGCTTAAATTGACATCCAACCTTCATATTCAGCATTAGGATTATCTTCTAACCATTTTTTTCTTAATTGGTTTTGATAAGCCCAGTCTAGATCTCTTTCATCATTAGAATAAGAGTGCGTACTATCGTTTTGCGGTATATACGCACTCTTATCCATTTAACTATTGACTAAGCGTTCTTGATTCCTGAAACTGCTCCATTCCACGCAGGTGCGTAGCAGAAGAATGTTCCACGGAAATAAGTTGAGAAGTCGTAAGTAAATTGAACTACTGGCCATTGAATGCCCATGTAGTCCTGAACATTGATTGCTGCCCAAACATCAGATACTTCTGTATCAGGAATTGGCAGAGTGTATGACAACACTGGGCTTACGCCTTGTGTTAGCCATGGGTGAACGGTAATTGGAACCATCTTACCAGTGATTTCGTTATTCAACGCACCGATAGTTGCTCCACCAACATAGTCGCCTGTTTCTGTTTGTGTCAGATTTAGACGATAGTTAGCAGTTGAGCCGTTCTTGATTGCATCAGACAATTGCTTACGGTCTGCACCATTGATAAGAATCTCATCTGGGTCAGCCTTAACATTGTTGTACAAGTTATAGAATACTTCTTGATACTCGACACCAGGATTTGCTGTGCTGAATGATGTATTGATGAAGTTATTGTAACCTGAGTTTGGTCCTAGAACTGTTGGAAGAATTCCATCATATCCAGTTGCATATGCAGAGGTATTACCTGCGGCATTTACTTGTGCTGCTGTTGTTCCAGTTGTAGGAACTGCGCCACTTACATAGTAAGTTAGGTTAGCAGTTGTTCCATCAAAGAAGAAAGCAGAGTCAGCAGGAGCAGATGCTCCAACGCCAACATAAACATCGTAAGCAACTGCACCTGTTACTGGTGAAATTACTACCTCTAAGCACTCAGTTGCGCCCGGAGTATCTCCAGCGGCGGCTGATGTGGTTGTTCCACCAAATGCACCAGCAGAAGCAACAACCTTAACCCAGACTTTTGCTCCACTGTTTCCAGTAATTGGTGCAACGCCTGATACTACCTTTGCGGTAGCGGTTGGGGCTGATGGTACTGCTAATAGACCTGAATAAGGTGAAGCAGTTCCGCGTGCAAATAGCATCATTCTTTCTTCCATCAACATTGTTGCGTAAAGAGTTGATGTTGAAGATAGTTGACGAAGGTCTTGGTATCCCATACCTGAGAAGTTTGCATCGAATGAAACTTGATCAGATAGTGAGTATGAATTGTATGGCAACACTAAGTCATCAGCAATGTATGAAATCTGAGGACCACGCTCTAGTTGGAACGGAGTTGCCGCACCAGGAGCAAAGTTGTTTTGTGTTGTTTCTGTAATACCAGGCCATAGGTTTCCAACGCCAGTACCAGTACCTGTGTAAGCAGTAATTCTCTTAACACGGCGACTTGTACCAATACCCTTCTTACGAGGGATTTTGTTGCGAAGTGGAGTAGGGCGTGGTGTCAGCATCTTTGCTGGTGCTTCCAAATCGAAAGCGGCAAAAGATGTTGAAAGTGGGCTTGTTAAAGTGATTTCTTTGTTGATATCACCAACAGCGCCTCGTTGTGCGGCTAGAGCAGTATTAAGTGATGCTAGTGCATCTGGAGTAAGTGACTTGTTAGCAACAAGTTTTTCCATCTCAGATGTAGCGTCTGAACCTAACTCACCATTTACGAATGGACGAGGTGAAGAAAGCGATTTGCTTAATGCACCTAGATAATCTTCGTGGCGCTCTGCGGCAACTTTAGGGTTAGACTCGTTAAACAAGTCCTTTACTTTTAAGTTTTCCATTGAGTTGTTTTCTCCTGTAAAGAGTTATTTAGACTCTGCTACTGGATTTGATTTGGCTAGGAAATCTTTTGCCATATCACGGTATCCTTTAGCAAGAATCTGGTCGGTTGTAGCGGTTGCTTTAGCAAAGTATAAATCTGCCTTGGCTTTCCACTCATTTATTGTTGTAGCACCTGTCGCTATGGTTGCCCGTTTTGGACCGCCACCTATTGCGAGAGATTTTGCCGTTGCTAGTTCGGATTCAAGCGAAATTGCTTTGTTCTCTACCGCCTCTTTTGCGGACTTTAACTCAGCGATCTGTGCTTCAACTGAAGACATAGCACTCTTTACGGCTTTCTCAATGATGTTATTTAGATTTACATCAGCGAGCAGGGACTTATCTGTTGAGTTTTCCTCATCAGAATCTTCTTCTTCGATTATGGTTCCTACTTCTTCTACTGTAGGAAGTGGCGTAATTGTGGAGTTCTTTGGTGTTTGGTCTGGTGAAATCATAGTAGCGGTAGATACATTTGCTACTTCATTATTTGGTGTTCCGCCAGCAACTGGAACTCGTGATAGACCATGTGTTGCACCGGGCATATTGCATCCACACTCTAAGCATTTCTTAGTAGTGGATTTCTCCATCTCGGCGCCTTCTTGATCTACTAATTCTTTATCCAATGGCTTTTCGCCTGTTGCTTCAGATACTTCTTCTTGTGCGGTTTCAGCACTTACGGATGGACCTTCTGCGGTTTCTTCCTCTGCTGTTTCGCCATATTGCTTATCAATGTCATCATATCCATAGGATTTGCACTCCATTGTTATATCGTCTAGTGCTTTACGAGCGGCTGAATAGCGTTGTAACATTTCTTCACGAGAAGGTAGCGCTTTTGCTTCACCGTTCATAGGATTAGATTCCATTGGCATTTCTTTTACAATGGAACCGCTTTTCTTATTTCGTTTCATTAGCGACCTTTCGCTTAGTCTTGTTTTTAATGTAGCAGACCTGCCCATATATGGTTCGTGATCTGGATTTATGTTTGCTAGATAATCATCTATATCTGCATACAATTCACCAATAGTACTTTGCAAGTCTTCTGCATCACTATGGTCAATATCATTTAGTCCATTAAATGCTTGATCTAAATTATCTAATGCATTGGTAAGTTTATCGTAATGCTCGCTTTGGTCAGCCGCATCAGCCGCCGCTAACAAATCGTTTCTTGCATCATCTACCAATCGCATTGCATCTTCGGCTGCTTGTATATCTTTATCATCATAATCTGAATTTGCAAGTGTTTCTTGTAAATCTTGTAATTCACCAACTGCACTAGCGGCTCCGCTTGCAGTGTCGGAAGCAACTGTATTGTCTCTATTTCCGCCTTCGCCACCGCCACCGCCTCTTGGGTCGTGGTCAGATTGGTCATGATCGCCATGTTTTTCAATTAGTTCTTCAGACTTAACCAATGTGCTTTCACCTGCAATAGATTTAGCCAAAATAAGTTGGCAGTTAGGATTTGCTGGGCGATCTACCAAAGATACTTCTACAATCTGTCCGTCAATAATTCTTCCGTTAGCGGCTTTCTGGTCTCTTACAACTCTTGGTGATTTAATACCAATAGAAAAGCCACGCAGTACTTTGTTCTTAACTTTCTTTACTGATACTGGGTCAACTACTAAAGCACTAATGTAATGTCCATCGCCCTTTTGTTCATACTCTTTAGCAACGCCAGCCGCAATATTGCTGTGTTGTTCACGAATATTTCCGCCAGTCATAAACCATTCTGGCATAGCACGATCTAGCCAAGCAGGGTCGCAGATTTGTTGATCAATATCTAATGTGTCATCAGTGGCTTTACCATAAACAGTTAAAGTTCCATCTGAGTTTTCATCCATCTTGATAATGCCAGCATAGACATTTGTTGTACTATTCATAGTTTTCCTTTACTCGCTTTCGCTACTTGCAAATATTCCTATATCAACTACATATGGCGCAATGTCGCACATGCAGTTTGGATGTACTGGAGGTTCTCCGTTAATCCATTCTTCATCAATTCCGATTGGAGATTGATTAAAGTTTTCCATACATAAGTCACAAGGCTCGGCTACTAGCCATTGTACCTTCTCTACACCAGAATCTTGGTATAAATCCATTGAAGCATTCACAACTGCTGACCGCATTTCTGTGCCAGCAATAGTTAATGCTCTATCTGCATCATCGACTATATCCATCAAGTCTAGAGCAATTTGCCGCCTTGTAGAACCTTCTAATAAGCCATCTGCAAGGGCTGTGCCGATACGATCTAGAGTTGTATTGGTCATACCTTGAATCTTGACATTTCGTTGCTCTAAGAGGCGTTTAAGCCCATTTGGAGGTGCTACAAGTAAAGCGGCGGCACGATTTCCGGGCTTCCATTTACTCCAATTTGTATTCAGGCTATTTAGTAGTTGCTTTTTACTTGGAGCCGCTTTAGGTAGTACTTTTCTGGCTATATCGTAGGTGCTTAACTGATTTCCCAATGCCCATCCATCTGCATAAAGTCTTGCGAGTGCATTGTTTAGTCTTTGGGTATTTTGAACTTGAACTTGGATTTTAGCCCAACTTCGAGCCTGTGCTGGAGTAATCTTGTTTGGATTATTTTCATCACGGTTGTCTATTGGGTCATGTAAAGAAAACCAAGCGTCTAATATCTGTTGGACATTAAACATGTCTTTAATCGCCAGTCTAATTGAACGAACATGGCGAACCGCAAGCGAGGTTTCAAGTCGTTGTCGGTTTGGCTTCATTACAATCCTATGTATCTCTCCGCATACCACTTAGCAGATTCGGTATCACCAATAGATACATATTTGTTCAAAACTTCAGCATAATCAGAATCAATTGCTTCAAAATTGAATGGGCGTGTAAATCTACCTTTGCGTAACCACTTTAGGAATTTCTTAACTTCCTCAGTAGTCGTATCACCTTCATCTTCCGACGCTTCCTCAACCACTTCTGGA